AATGTTAGTACCGTAAGTAGTGGCAATAACAAATTCACGGGTTTGTCCTGCGAACGGCTGTCCACCAATAAGTTGGACAGGTCTTAGACCATAAGGAGCCGCAATAGTAGGATAAGCCATATTTATCTCCTAAAATTAAGTCCCCGTACCAAAAGTTACTTTGGAGTCACCCTCTTTAAACAAGGGCATCCGGGGGTCGTTTTCTCTCATAAGGCTGTTATCCACCGCTAGAACTTGACCAGCTGCCTGCTTCTCGTAATAAGCTTTTCGTTGCGCCACCATTTCTATAGGAGTTTTACACAACAGCAATCCCCCGATAAGGATATTATCCTTAAAGCGTTCGTTTTCGATACGCACAATGAAAATTTCGGGGTGGTCTACAGCTCGGACGGGTTCCCAGCCTTCTCGTAATCTAGCAGATACATTAGTAGCGTCAACTTCTCCGCGTGTAGCGACCCTAATCCAACGCATCGCATACCCATCTTCGGGTATTGGCTCAGGTAAAGTTGTGGGAGGCTTCCACGCTTGCGGGCGCTCCTCAGTTTCTCGTGTTTCAAGTGTACGATCTAATCTATTTTCAGCCATCTGCATTCTCCGATTGCTCCGCAACCTTTTGAGCGTACAAATCAAGAGGCACACCAAGCCGCTTAGCGATGTTTACTTGTGTCTGAGTAAGCCTCACTTTTTTAGGGGCTACGCTTCTTTTGGCAGAAGCAACGACATTTGAACTTCGCTTCGGTAGTGCACTATCCTCTTCTTCGTCTCCAGTGGAACTATCTGGAAACGCCCTACGCATACGAGAATCAATGGCTTCGTAGTACTCATCACTATCAGGGTCAAAACCCTCAGTCGTAACGAGCTGTTCATGCAGCCCCAACGCATAACCTGTTCTAGGCCCATCAGTACCAAACCATTTATTAGATTCGTACCACTGTTGGGACTTTACGTTCGGTTCTGGTGCGTCTGGAACGGAACTCTGCTCTTCTTTTACCCCATTTTCCTCTTTTTGTAAAGTAGGAATTTTGAATTTCGCTATCCGATCAGCTCTTATTTTTGCTGTAGTTAACTGCTCTTGTGCCTCAAGAAGCGCGTCTGGCTCCCCACTTTCATATGCTTCTTTGTATTTCGCTTTAATCCGTTCAATATCAGAATTAACCGCTACCTTAGCTTGCTCCAGCAAAGCAGTCTGACTCTTACCAACAGAACCCTTAAGCTCAGTATTCTCCTTAACAAGCTGTGAAGCGTAACGTTCCATCTCCTGACGTTCACGTTGGGCCTTCTCTTTCTCCCTACGTTCATCGTTGTACCCTTTAGTAAAACGGCGTATCCGCTTTTGAACCGACGCTGAATATGATGCCAGTTCCGCATCTGTCACCTCATCAAGAGGAGGAGAAGCCGTTCTACCACGATCTTCTTCTGGGGTGTCGTCAACAACCTCAATCTCGATAGCACTAGATGGTTCTACATCAATTGTAGTGTCTTTATCTGATTCATCAGGAAAAGTATATTCTGTATGTCCCACTTGCTGTTTTGGCATGATTACACTCCTATGCTCTCGTTATCCCACGAGGATCGGGCACTACTGCTTCAATTGAATCATCGTTCATCAAACGATACTCAACATTCTCTATTTTAAACCTTGTACCTGAATTAGCACGAAACAGCACATAATCACCCTCCTTACACCAAGGGCCAGTGGGGAATCGCTCCTTATCCAAATACGCCGTACTGCCTATGTCCATCACAAGTCCGACAATAGACATAATAGTTTCATTATGCCTTTCTGTAGGGGTCTTCTGAATCTCCGTACCTTCATACGTTTCATTCACTTGTGGTAGTGCAACAAGTAAGTGATACCCCACAGGTTTAGGTCTTTGCTGTTCAAACTCCCCATCTGATAGGGGAACTAACTCATTCATCATCGTCTCCATCTGCGTAATTTCGGGCTAGCTCTTGTACAAGGCGCAGCGCCTCATTCATACCCTGAATATACCCAATAGCTTCAGTGTACGCCGGGTAGTTTTTCGCTCCTCCCTCAGACAAATAAACAGTGCGGGCAACCGCCGCCTCTTTTATCTCGTCAGAAAGTACCTCAAATACTGTTCGTGCCATTATCCCTCCTTACTCGGGCTAGTTTTAGTACCCTGCACCATTTTTGCTACTTCTACATCGAGCGCATTATCCGCCTGCCGTACAGTAATAGCATCCTTTCGTTTATCACTATCTTGTCCCAGCATCAATTCCAATTCTGCTAAACGAACTTTCTCTGCTTTCTCCAACGCATCCACTCTATCTTTAGCTTCCTTGCGTCTCTGTTCTGCAACCTTTATCTCAGCGTCTGAAGCATCTTTCATTTGTTTCCGTTGTTGCTCAGCTTGATCCAGTTGCATCCTAGCTTGCTCTAACTGGAACGCTGGGTCTTCAGCCTTCTTCTGCGCTTCTTGCTGCGCAGCTTGCTGCATATGCTTCTGCGTTACTTGTTTACCAGCATCAGCCATCATACGCGCAAGGTTAACTTCAAGTTCTTCAGGCAGGGGCTTATTAGGTGCTGGTAACGGAACCCCGAGTTTCTCTTCCATTTCTCTACGGTAGCGGAATCCTAAATGTTCTGCTATGTGCGCTTGTAGAGCCGCCATTATTTGCTGTGCCTGTGGATTCTGTCCAATTGTCTGCGCAATCATAGGATCTTGCATGAACGCAGTATGCGTTGCTATGTGTGCATCAGAGTCCTGATAGATGAACGCTTTAATTGGTTTCCCAACAAGCACATTCATATTCTCGCTCACTGGGTCAACAGGCCACGTATCTTCGGATATAGGCACGAGTTTATCCGCGTTCTTTACACCAAGAACCTCTATCATCTGACGATGCAACTGAGGTAGGTCGTAAATTTGTGGAGCAGACTGCGATAGTTGGTGTACAGCTTGATACTGTACCACCCGTTGAGCCATCGTAGAACTATTAGGGTCACTAACAGGAATAACATCAACCATAGCGTAGTCAGAGACTCTAGCAGACATCTCCCCACGTTCTGGAACATAGGCATACTGTTGGGGAGCATACTCAGATATGATTTTCTTGAGCAGCTTAAACTCCTGTTTCATCGTGTAGTGAACACGCGCCTGAACAGCAGCCATAGGTTTTAAGGTTCGTTCTAACAAAGCAAGTGTGGTACCGACAGGAGCATTGGCAGACATATCAGAGACGTTCATATCACTGATAGCCCCAAGTCTTCTTCCCTCAGCAGTTATCTCAGTTAGTAGCGCATGTAGTGTAGCGCTAGGCTCCCCATATGGCATAGCCATAAGGTTATCCCTTATCGTACCCCCAGGAACATCAGCATCCCGCCATTCCCCCGGCTCAATAGGAGTATCTTCCCCTTTAATACGTAACCCTCGTGCTTTCAGCCCCCCAGGCAAGTTAGATAGCGTACCCGCGTCAACCAACTGACGAATCAACGATGTCCCAGCCCGCGAATACCCACCTATAATATGTATCAACCCAAGTCCATAAAACCCAAATCCTGGTATGTACACGTAATGCACGAAGTGCTGTCGCTTTAGCTTCTTCTCATCTTCCTCCCGCCAATTACGCCTAATCGCTAACATTTCATTGTTGCCACGCTCTATAGTCACAACATAAGGTTTAGCAATAGCATCTTCATCATCTAGATCGTCTTCAATTATAAGATCCGCATGCACCTCATATAATGCATAACGATTATCCTCGGTAAGAACAAACCCACTATCCTTAGCTTTTTGCTCTTCAACATCTGTACGGTATTTTTCTGGCTCCCCGAGATCTATATCTCTATAGAACTTGTTAGCCTGTAATTTCTTCAGCTCATTTTTAGTCTTACGCATAACGTGTGTAACACGCTCTGCATTTTCAATCTGGGATTCCCCATAAGGAACAATGACATCTTCAGCAGCTACATAAACTGCTGTCTGTCTACCGATGTTAGGATCAAAATAAATTTTCTTGAACGCAGACCCAGCTAAACCAAGACTAAATAGTAACCTTTCATGCTCAGGACGATACTCAACCATGTTTTCAGTGAGTTCGTAGTTCATATCACTCTTTACACGATTAGCTGCTTCCTCTTTTTCTTTCGTCTCATCCCCAAGAACTTTAGTCTTCACTGGACCCATCGCGGGGAACGTTTCGCTCATCGTTTCTGCTTGGAACCGAATAGCTGCCTCTGCTAAAACGTTAGAGTAGGCACCACAAGCACCATTCCAAGGCTCAGTACGCTCTTCATATTTAAACCCAAGTACTTCAAGCCCAGATATGTACGCGTCTACCCATTCTTTACGAGCTACTATATCTGCTTCAACCAATTCTGAAATATCAGCAGCAAGCAAATTCAGTTTATCTTCCGGCATATACTCAGCAAGATTAGCTTCAAACGGAGCATTTACCAGATCGTCATCTGCATCTTCGTCTTCAAATATTACTTCCACCCCACCATCTTCTAACTCTATAATCTCGTTAGCTTCCTCTTCAGGAAGCTCAAATTCTAGAACGTTCTCTTCTTCAAGAGCCTCTTCGTCTATGTCTGGTGTTCTAAGTGGTTTATCTATAGCCATATTTAACTCCATGCATCATCGTCGTCGCTAGATGCCTCCCATAATCTGTCTCTAAATTAGTCTTACGCGTCCGCCTTTACGGAAATCTCTAGGCATTTCAGTAGCATCAGTATTTCCTAAGACCTTTCTCTTGAAATAGTGCCCTAAAGCGCCCTTCTTTCTAATATCAGGAACTCGTGACTTCCAGTGAGCAGGTATACGCCCTTCCCACAGCAGTGTCTTCCAATAGAGATCGTCCATAGGTCCTACAACCAGCGGTGATTGAATCAATCTTTTTGCATCTTCGATGATTTCTTCTTCGCTAGCGGTGAATGTCGCGTCGTGCATGTCACTATAGAACTTACCTACCTGAATGTCCCGTCTTCCGCTTACGTCTTCTGAAATGGCCCCAACCACCCCCCGAATGTTGGCTTTAAGCTCCTTCAAGTTTTGTGATGCCATCAGATCTTGTATTCTATTTAGAAGCTCATTACGGTCAGTGCCTTCAAGGTGCCTGTACTCATGAGCATAAATACGCGGATTTGCGTTCACCGCGTTGAAGACGGTTACTGTATTAGGTTCAAGATTAATGTCATAACCAAAGTCTCCCAAATTAAGTTCTTCAGGATCTGTAACATCTTTAGTAGTCACACCGCGCAGACTAAATTCTTCCCCTTCTGGGGGCACTTTGAACCTAGCGCGGGACGGATCAATCGTTGAACCTTTCGGCATGTAAGAAGCAACTTCCATTTGGAACTCTGAATCGCCGTGCTGGAGGGACGCTAGAAATTCTCGCTGTTGTGCTTCAGACATCTTGTTTGCAGCCTTAGTAAGCACGCCCCTAGCCTCGGGAGATCCCTTGAATATGTGTTCTTCTAGTTCTGGTATTAGTGCCATTAGTAATACCCTGCCCCCTTGCGCGACTTGAAATACCTTATAGGTTCTGGTTCGTCAGACGGTAAGCGTATGAACCCACCCTGTCTGAAGCGCATCAGTGCCATCACTGTGCTATCAACCAAGTCATCATTTGACATGAACGGGAACCCAGCAATCTCTTCAACGACCTCTTCCGCCCAACGCTTCTGAGGCATCCAGACCAGCCCCGACTTCACGATGTCAGCCACGGAGTTTAACCGAGCTGTCTTGTCCCCGGTGCCCCGATGTGGAGTATACTCCGAAACAGGGATACCCATCCGGCGCAACTCCTGGTACAGAGCGATACCAGAACTCTTTTTCTCCACTATTAACGAGTCAGGCTCCCAAATATTGTACTGCTCCAGAGCCAGCACTTTCAGCTCAGGAAACTCCAGCCGTCGCTTGATGGAATTGAGTAGAATAATATTGTACGCTTCATCCTCTGTATTGAAGAACACTCCCCAGGTAGTGAGCGCCGTAAAGTCAGCGCGAGTATTTCTCTCCGACGCTGTGTCTAAAGACATTATAATGTATTCACATTTAGGCGGCTCAGCGTCTTCCCATATTTTCCACCACTCCCGCTTGACGATAGCTGCTTCTTCAGCCGTGGGATTCTGCTGGAACTGAGCATTCCACTGGAATAGTGGCATTGACGCTTTAGTCTTATATAGTGCAGTTAGATCAAAAAATTCCGGCCATAGCGCTTTCTCAACGATCCCCCCGCCCACCTTGGAAATCTCCAGTATCGCGGGGAACTCCACCACTTCATACTGATCAGCCTTGGGTATAGCCATGTCCTTTATCAACCGCCCGGTAAGGTCATCCATGTGCCAGCGAGTCTGCACCACAGCGATGGCTGCGTTGGGCATCAACCGGGTCCGTGCACCGAACGTGAACCATTGGTACGCCCGGTCAAAGACGTTGTAGTTACCATTGATGATATCTTGCTCAGAGTGAGGATCGTCAATAATGAGCAGATGAGCGCCACGCCCCGCTAACGCAGAGCCTACTCCGCATGCGTAATACTCACCACCAAAATTAGTGTTCCATCGACCAGCACTCTTTGAGTCGTACGCAAGGGCAACATTCGGAAAAACCGCTCTATATTCATCAGAATTGATCAGATTTCTTACTTTACGGCCAAAATCCACAGCCAGGTCCGTTGTATGGGATGCCATGATGACCTTTTTTGCGGGGTTCCTACCCAGATACCACGCTGGATAGAATATTGAGTCCATCTGGCTCTTGCCATGACGTGGAGGGATATTTACACATATTCTACTCTTATCCCCCCGCTCGATTGCCATCAACATGTCTGCAAGTATCTTATGATGCTTGCCTACAATATAGTCCGACTGCATCCGCTGACAAAACACCAAAAAATCATTAGCTGCCGCTTCGTTACGTGTCCGAGCATCAAGCTCATCCACCATTCTATCTATCTCAGCTATTTCCTCCGGGGAGTACTTGTCCAGGTTGTCCAGCATGAGCTGGAGTTCATCAGCGGTGAACACCTCGCCTTCTTGGGGGACAACCGCGAGATCACCCACTATGTCTCCCCTCTTTTTTCTCCATAGCTGTCATTACTTCATCAAAATCACTCGCTTTTTCCTGCTCAACAGCCTCCATCTCCTTGCCCGTCAGCCCTAGCTCTGCATCTACGTTGATCTCCACCTGGTCAATTATGACAGCGTCCTCTGCCCCCTCAATATCTAACAGCTTATTCAGCTTGCCCCGCAGCTTCTTCTTAAGATCCGCTGTACTCTGATGTGTAATTGTCACTTCTGACTTCTCGACAAACAGCCCCACGTCAGAAATCTTACCCAACAGCTCCAACGCACGTATACGTATGCGGGGGTCGGGGTTCTCCGACTCCAATAAGAGCTTGTTAGTGACTAAATAACGTAGCTCAGCCGCGCTCTCAGCCACTGAGTGTCCAAACTCCTGCAAAATAGCGTGCACCATAATCATAGTGCCATTAGATAGAGCTGCCGCCCTCGTATTATTACACCTCTGGGACACTGTAGCGGGGTCTTGCGCGTAGGCAATTACCAGTGCAGCCGCCAAATCCTTATCCTCCTTAGTGATCTCCTCCAGCGTCAGCCCCAACTCCTCCAACTTATCATGTGTCTGGCAGACCGTCGCCGCCCGCTCTTTAAGGTCAATATATGACTCTTTAAGCGGAAACGCTACACCGATGTCCGGCTCAATCATTAAAACAGAGGCATTTTTAGCCATAGGCTACCCCATCACCGCGAGGGTACCTAGTAGGAAATTACGTCGCTTCATGCTGTTCTCCGTTTAATAGAAGGGTTAGGCCACGCTGGACTTCCTAGCTGCACATAAGGGTGTTTCCCTTAGCCCACCTCCCATTTTCACACACTTTCTGCTTTTTTGCATGCCCCCCCTGATAAGGAGTAGGAGGAATACCCTTAGTATTCTTGTGGTCATATCTACATTTTACAACAAAAAATATTTTGGTGCGGTGTTTAGCTAAATTTTCAATCCTGCACTAGTCTTTTGTCTGTAGCCCTTTGTTTATGTGCCGTGCAGGGTATCCAAGTTTTTTGGGGAAAAAATTTTTGGGATTGGGGTAGGCCCGGTTTTTCAAAACTTAGCGATTACTTATTTGGAACAAAGTTCATTAGTGTTCATTGGAGTCCCTGTTTTATTTCGGGGTGATGGGGGGCGGGTCGTCCCAAAATGCTTAGGATATCAATGGTCCAATTCTGTGCCGTATCATGCTCTCCCGTAGATTTTGG